TGTCCACGGCCAGCGTCACGGTCGCGATTCCCGACGGCCCCGAAAGGGTCGCTTCCCGCTGCACAGCCTGCCGCCGCCACGTAATGAACGGGATCGCCGCCGAGGCAGGGGCGATGACCGGGTAGACCCGATCGCCAACCAAGTCGACCACGAGCGGGGCGGCAGCCAGGGCGTCAGCGAGCAGGCGTTCGGGCGATTTCACGCTCATGTGCCGATGGTTCCAGTGGATCGCTGCGAGAGGGTGTCGAGGGCTTGCTCCAGCGAGAGCCGCAGTTCCCGCTGGAGGATCTCGGCGACGGTGGGCTGCGTGCGTGCCCAGGCGGTCTTGAGGGGCGGCTGCCCGTCACTGCCGCCCGCCGGCATCGCCGGAATCGTGATCGGCTGACGCGACTTCTTGAAGAACGCGTTCGGATAGCCCGGCTCAGTGATGAAGCCTCTTTCGCCGCCTCGGAACTTGTTGATCTTGAACGGCCCGAGCCGGCTGTAGCTGCTCGCGTAGAAGTAAGAGTTCGGGTCGTCCACGAGATGTGAGGTAACGCCGTGCCCGCGAACCGAATGCCCCTGCACGGTGAACGTCTTGCCATTGCGGGTCATCGTGTACGTGCGTCGCTCGAAGCCCGGCTTGTTGTAGCCAGGGCGGTTGTATGCCTTCGGCGGCGACGGTAGGCGGATCTGCCGGGGCTGCGTTCCCTCTTCGAGCCACCACTGGTGAAATGCGCGGTCAGGGCCGGCTCGCACCGTGCCACCGGCAGCACTTACGGAGTCCGAAAGCCCCGCACGTCGGAACCCGAGCACCGCAACCGCCGCCCCGTCCTTCGCGTAGACGAGGATCTTCTTCGCTACCGCACGCCGCAGGTTGCCCGTCGGCCCGAGCGGCGTGGTCTGCTTCAACGCCTGGAACGCAGGCTCGATCGCCTTCGTGAGTGCCGCCTTCAGAATGCGAGCCTTGTCAGCCGGCGAGAACAGCCGGCCGATGTCCTGCTGCAACTGCCGCAGTTCAGCCATCTCGGCGGTGATTTCGATGCCCGCGACTGCCATCAGTCCACCCTCTCCGTGCAGAGCAACTCGTGCTCGCTGCGGTTCGCGTGTTCGAGCAGCGTCGTGATCTCCAGCACCCGACCACGCCACAGAAGCCGCATCGTCTGCACAAGCCCCGTCACGTAGCGAAGACGCACGCGGTGCGTGCCTTCGGTCTGCTGCTGCCCCAGGAGCAGCACCTCGCGAGACGAGAGCCCTTCCACGCTCGCCCACCGCTCGGCGAACGTCGCCCACTCCAGCGTGGTCTCACCGAGCGAGTTGCGTCGCTCGGTCGCCTGCTGGATCGTCACCCGCTCGCGGAGTTTGCCGGGGTCAAGTGCCATAGATCACAAGCGTGTAAGAGGCGGTGCCAGCGGTCGTGTCCCGTGCAATCGTCAGCGGGTCGCCGCCAGAAACGACGCCGAGCGTGTCGATGACGCTGACCGCTCCAGACGAGTAGGCCAAGCCGCCGCCTTGGAAATACAACTTGCACCGGGTGCCGGAAGCCTGGAACGCAATGCGACGAATGAAGCCGTCGTCTTGATCCAAATCAACGATCGCGCCTGACGCATCCCGGTACGTCGATGGCGATGTCTGAATGGTCACTACCCCAGTGCCCACCGTCCCCGTGACGATCGCCACCTGGCCCGTCGTGTACTCGGTCGCATCCCGCAGCACGATCGTCTTCAGCGACTGTGCCCCGCTCACGGTCGTGCTGTCGGTGAACGCCACATCGACCGAGATCGTTCCGCGAACGCTGCTCATCGGTAGCTCCCCCACTTAGCCGAATCGAGCAACGCCTTCACGCCGAACGGAATCTCCGACAGGCTCACCGCGTCAGCCGCCATGCGACGCTCGTACCACATGCCCACGAGCCAGAGGATCGCGTTCTTCACCCGCTGCGGCACGCTCGCCCCGGTGCCGTCACGCCCGGCGTGCCACGTCACCGCAACCGCGTTGTAGTCCAGCAGATGCGAGGGCCAGGAGCCGTTGTAGTTCGTGCGGAGCACACCCGGCACGCTGTCACGATCGACCCGGTACTCGGCAGTCGAGAGCGTGGCGGTGCTCTGGTTCTCCAGCGTGTAGGTGATGCTGACCGCCGTCACCGTGCCGCTGGTCGCCATTGGCGGGCGGGGCAACTCGATCTCCACGGGGAACGAGTCGAGGGTCATCCGATACTGCGTATGAACGAACGTCTCGTCGCAGTATGCCTCGCAATACTCGCGAGCCGCCTTGAGGTAGGCAGCGATCAGAGCATCGTCGGTGTCGGTATCGACCCGGCAATGTGCCTTCGCTTCCGCGAGCGTGACCGGCTCAACCGCCGGCTGCGTCAGAGTCTTGAGACTGCGGTATCGCATTCGGTTTCCTGCCGCGTCGCGGTCGTGCGTCAGCCCGCTCGACCTCGGGCTCGGCCGTCGCCGTCTCGATCAAATCCATCTGCGGCTCCCGCACGGCAATGCCGTCGCGAATGAGCCGCTCCGCTGTGTCGCCCTCGCAATCGACCACCCGGCCGACGGTGTAGGTCGAGTAGTTCTGCGTCAGTCTTATTTTCATGATCCGGGGGCACTCCATGCAGTTTTGGGGCGACCGTTCGCCGTGTAGTCACCCACGTACTGAAACACGGGCTTCTGGAGATCCTTGCCCGGCCAGACCGACACGTACTCGCCGTGCCCGATCGAGACGCGGGGCGTGACGTAGACGCGGTTGCCGCCCTTGCGAAACTGCCTCCACATATGGATGTCCGAGTCTGTTCTGCCGTCTCCGTACTCCCCCTTGTCGTTGGGGATGTCTTGGAACCACGGCTTCGGTGTTCGTTTCAACGCCTTGGTCGAGATGAGCGTGCAGCCGAAGTGAGCCGAGTCCACCTCTTGCACGGGCTCCGCGAACCACGACATCGGCAGTTCCGTAGACCCGCCCGGCGGCGGATTGTCGAGCGTGCCGGGCAGGGTGAACATCGGGCGACCGTCTTCGCGTTTCACTTGGAGCGGCGCGAGAGCGTCGCACTGAAAAGCCATCGCGAGGGCGACAAGTTCCTCAACCGTCTTGCGATCCCAGAAAGAATCGTAATCGGTCGTGAGGATGTACTCGGTCGAGTCAACGAACTGCTCTAAGCACCGCTGGAGCACCTGGCCCCACAGAGCTCCTTGCCCGAGCGTGGGGCGAATGCCGAGAGGCATGAGGGCTTGACACCAGCCGTAGAGATTCGCCAACGGGCCGAATCGCGGGCCGCTCATCACGCACTCGATCCGAACATCGACATCCGTACCGCCGACCTTGACGATCATGAAGCCCTCAAACAGAGATGGCGGGCACGGCTCATGCCGCACCCGCCATCCACTGTGTCGAGGCTGTCAAGCGTCAGCCGCTGTACTTCGCGAGCACGCCCTTCGCGGAAGCGGTCTCGGGGCCGACCTCGCCCTTGCCGAGCCGAGCCACGATCGTCGTGGCAAGGCTGGTCGCGGGAGTGGCGTCGATCTTCAGATACCGGCCCTTGCCGCGAAGATCGACATCAAGCCGCACCACGCTCGGCTGGGCCGTCACGGCCACGCTCGCAGCGGGAACCGCCACGGTGTAGACCGAGGAGCCCGCCGTGGTCGTGTCGCCCTGCGAGAGCGTCAGCACGTTGAGGATCGACGCCGAGGTATTGGCCGGGGTCGCCGACACCGCCACGACCACATCGACCGACGCGTAGTCGTAGCCGAGGCGGTCGATGGTCAGGGTCGCCGTTCCGGCGGCCGAGGTCACGGTGGAACCCACGACCGTCTTGGATGCTTCGAGGTGGTTCACGAGTCAGAGTCTCCTAGAGGGTCAGAGGGTTCACGAGGCGAACTTGAGAGCGACGAGCGGGCCAGCCTTGCTGGAGTCACCAAGGTCGTGGGCGACCATCGCCACACGCGCTGTGGCAAAGGTCAAAAGCTGGTCAAACTCCACGAATCGAGACGCGTCGGTCTTGACGCTGATCTCTCGGCGAGTGCCCATCGTGCAAGCCTGCGACAGATCGCCGAACAGGCAGGCGATCGCCGAACCCGTGCCGGTCAGGCGGCTCTCAAGGGGATGCACGAGCACCACCGGGAAGCCCAGGAAGGACAGGTTCGCACCGCCAGCCACGTCGGCCTGGTTGTTGCCGCTCGCAGCCATCATGAGCCGCAGCATCGAGGAACCGTAGCCGGCCGGGCTGATGTACCACCTGGCATTCCGCCGAGCGTACAGGGGCAGCCGGGCGACCACGTTCGTGTAGTCCAGCAGATCGAGGTTGTCGAACTTGTTGTTGCCGGTGTCAGCCGTCACCACGCTCGCCGAGTGCGTGCCGTCGTTGATGGCGACCGCAACACCCACGGTGCCGTGGTAGAGCGAGCCGCTGCCGGTTCCGATAAACCCGCTGTTGTCGAAGGCTTCGGCGTAAGCCTGGGCCACCTCGACCGCCATCGCATCGGCGAGATTGATAACCGAGTCCTCGATCAGCGACATCGGCACGCGGTTGTCCACGCCCCAGATCTTCGCGACGAGTTGCACGTTGTCGAAGGTCACGTCGCTCGTGGTCGGAGCGGCGTTCTCACCGATCGGGCGAGCCGACAGACCGCCAGTGCGACGGGCGATGAGCAACGTGTCGCTGTTCATCGTCACGTTGCGGGCGTTCGCCGGATAGGCACCGAACTCCTCCACGAGCCGGATGATCTCGGTCGAGAGTTCGTCGTTGGTCAGCACACCGCCGAGCGAGTTGATCCCGCCCGCCTGGGCACGGCTTTGGACGCCGTGATCGGCACACCACCGACGAGCCTCCTCGTCATTGAGCAGACCGGCACGGATCGCCATGCCAGCACGGTACGCACGCTCTTCGCTCTTGAAACCGCGAAGGGGACGGCTCGACTTCGGGATCGCGAACACGGGGGTCTTGCGACTCTCCACGACGGGGGTCTCCTCAACGGTGGCTTCGATCTTCTTGGCGGGAGCGGCACGCTCCAGAACGCTGCGGAGTTCCAGTTCCTTCGCCTGCACGCGAGTCAGGAACTCGATCCGCTCCTTGAGCTTGTCGGCCCGAACTTCGAGCGACCGGAGCGAAGCCTCTTGCTCTTCGGTCATCGGCTCGGCGGGAGCCTCACCCTCGGGGGCGTCCTCGGTCATCGCCTCCATCTCGGCAACGACGGCGGCCAGTTCTTCGAGCAGTGCCTTGATCTTGTCCACGAGGGAGGCTCCTGTAGTCGGGTTCGTGGCGACGCAATCGCATCGCCTACCCCGAAACTAGGAGCCACGCCCAGAAACCATTCAGTTAGGCACGCTCGGCAGTAAAACACTTTCTCCGCACTTCACTGCCCGGCACGATCTGCTTGTCGGTGCAACCGCACCGCTGGCACCGCAGATAGCGAGTCTGATACTCGCCGCTGCGAACACTCGACGCGACGGCGTACTTGCCCTCGCGGCAACGCGAGCACGAATCACCACTAGCGGCCATGCTGCCTCAGAACGTCGCGATAGAACGCGGCCCGATCCGCGAGATACTTGCGGGCTTCCTCGTGCTGCCGCCGCTCCTGGCGGAAGTGATCGAATGACCGCTGGGCCACCGTCACATCGGCATCGGGATACGCGGGAAACGTGACCGGCCCGACATCGAGCAGCGTGTCGATCTTCTGGATCGTCCGCACGCTGCGACCATCCTCGACGGCCCACGAATCGCCGCCGCTCGGCACGGTGAACGAGAACGACGAGCCCTTGACGATGCCCGCCCGAATGTTGCTCGCGATGTCCCGCCCGTAGGACGTGTCGGGCACGGGGAACTCGTACCGCAGCCCGACCTCATCCACGGTCATCCGCAGCGTGCCGGGGTAGCGGGCGAGGGGATAGTTCGGGTCGTGGTTCCACAGGGCTCGCGTCTCCAGCGGCTTCCGTCGGCCGCGTCGCTCGGCGACCAGCCCGAAGGCACCGGGGTCGATTCGCTCGATGAATGAGCCATCAAGTTCGAGCGAGTTGACGCCGAACTTCGCGGCGTAGCCCACGATCCATTCCCGCTCGCTGCCGTCATCTTCGCTGCGGCTCTCGACCGCGAGCAGCGGCACCGCCGACTCGATCTCGTCAATCGCCAGGGATCGTCGCTCGATGTTCATCGCGTTACTCCTTGCGCCTTCGTCTGCTGCGTTCATCTGCCTCACCAACTTTTTGCTCCATGAATACCCCGAGTCTCCACCCCACAGAGCCCACGCTATCCGACCGTTCGACGGGAAGCCGTCCTGGCTCGGGCTCCACCCTTCGCCTTGCTTGTCGATCTCGTGCCGATCGAAGTACGCCTTCATCCTGCGTGCCGTCTCGGGGCTGATCGTCGTGCCGTTGCTCAGGTCTCTTGCGCGAGCCACGCCGACTGCCGTGCCGCCTCGGCCGAACTCTCTTCGCCAATCGAGCCCTTTCTGTGCTTCCGACCGAACACCCGCCGGGGGCGTGAAGTCGATGTGGTCGTACCTAGCCACGCTTGCGCCCCTTCCGCTTCGGCTTGCCGTAGGAGCTCTCCTCAACCGGCGGCGGCTCGGGGAGCGGGTCGATCTTGGTCAGCGTCGCGACCTTGTGCCCGACTTGCGTCTCGGTCGCACGCCAACCGCCGCTGACCTCTTCGTAGACCGTGATGAGGGCGGCCGGGTCTTCCTCGGTCGCGTCGATCTTGAAGTCGGTGCCGGGGATGTCGAGCGTGCCGTAGTCCATCACATGGTCGATCCGCCCGCGAGCACGGCCGCCCGACGAATCCCACGAAACGAAGTCACCCTCCGCGACCGCACCCGGTGCGGCACGCTGCTCGCTACGAATGAACTGAGGCGAATCGTCCACCCACACGTCAACGGCGATCCCGGCCGCCTGGGCCGCATCGTCCTTGAGCGTGTCACTACCCACGAGCAGCACGTCGGAGAAAGCCTCGGCGTAGTCGCCGAGAGATGAGATCACCTCCTCTCGATCCGCCTCGGGCCTGCGAGAAATCATCACGACACGATTCCCGTCCGCGACCGCCTTGCGAGCGAACTCGCCCCAGAGCCGGGGATCGGCAGAGAACGTCCGGTCGAAATCGACGCTGATCGTCATCGCCCGACTCGCGGGGAGCGAGGCGGCGGCGGGCTCGGGGGCGGGCGGCTCTGCGACCGACGCGGGAGCGGCAGCCTGCGTGCTCGTGCCCGCGAGGATGCGATCAACCGAAGCCGGTGGGATGCTGGGGAACGATGCGAGAATCAACGCCCCGGCCGCGTCGGTGGTAAGGAGCCCGCCACTGACTTGCGTGAGGATCTCCAAGATGCCGGTGATCTGGGCACCGTTGAGCGACACGTCGGCGAGTTGCGGTTCATCCGCCTGGGCCGGGGCGGCATCCGCGACCGGCTCGGGAGCCGGGGCGGTCTCGTCCACCACGACCTCTTCGACCACGGTCGCGGGCATCGGCTCGGGAGCAGCCGCCGCCTTATCGAGCGTGGTCATGTTCAACTGCACGAACCTCACATCGCCGCTTTCGACGGGATTCAGATTCTCCAGTGAGCGGATCTCGTTCACGCTCAACACGCCAAGGTTCCACATCGTGTTGTAGTAGCTCGACCGACCCGCAGCGTCAGCCCGCAGCACGCCACGAGTGTCGAACTCCGCGAAGTATTCGTCATCGCCTTCCAAGAGATCGCGGGCGATCGAAGACTCGATGCGACGCAGATACGGCATCAGCCCGTTGGTCAGGAAGTCTAGCGATTGCTGTTCAATATTCGAGAACGACGAACGCGTGAGGTCGCCAACGAGATGCGGCGGCACGCCGAACAAGCGGCACACTTCCTCGACTTGGAACCGGCGAGCCTCAAGGAACTGGCTCTCTTGGTTGTTGCCGCCGAGCTCCGAAACCTTCAGCCCGCCTTGCAGCACCGCCGTTCGGTTGCTGCGATCCGCCCCACGGTGAGCCCGCTCCCACTGGTTCCTCGTGTTCTCGGCCGCCTCGGGCGATAGCATCTGATCGGTCGAGAGAATCACGCCGGGCCGGGCACCATTCCCGAAGAACGTCGCCCCGTGGATCTCGCACGCCCGTGCCAGCCCGATCGCGTCGCGGGCAAGCTCGATCGTGCTCATCCCGTTCACGCCGTCATCCGACATCCCCCGCACCGACATCACCGCATCTTGCGTGTAGACCGTCGAAGAGCCCGACGCCTCGCGGTACGTGTACCGGAGCCGGTTGTTCTCCAACTGCTCGGTCTTCACCCGGCTCGGATGCAACGGCACGATCTCGCTGATCGCCCCGCCCGTGTAGACCTTCTCATCGAGGGCGAACCCGTGCGAGAGCAAGTGCAGCATCATCTGCTCACGCCACTCGAACGAGGTCTGCCACGAGTTCGGCTGCGTGTGCAAGAGCCGATAGAGCGGATGCTCGCGGGCGATTTCCTTCCCGCCACCCGCGAGCCGGCGGTAGAGATGAAACGGCAGCCCGGCGACGCTGGTCGAAAGCACGCGGATGCACGCGAGCACCACGGTCGAGCGAAGTGCCGTCTCGGCGTCCACCTTCACGCCGCTCGGATTGCGGTTGCTCGAAGCCCAACCGCCAGACTCGTAATCCCAGTTGCGGGAGTCTTCGCCGGGGAGCCACAGGATGCGGTGAGCGTTGGCGATCATAGGATGAGGATGGAGGGTTCGACCGAGGGCTTGTTGGTGATCTTCGATGACTCCCAGCCACCCAGGGCGAAGATCAGAGCCACGATGCCGTCGATGCGACCCGTGCTCTTCTTCTTCACCGGCCGAACGTCCTCAAACGAGTTCGTCTCCACCGTCACATTCGCCGACATCCACGACAGCACTGGGTTGCCGCCGTGGCGTATCCGGTTCTGAAGCACGAGCGATTCGAGCCTCTTAGTACCCGAGCTCATGCCTCGGAAGCCTTGTGACCATCCTGCCACTTTCAGCCCCGCCCCTTGCAGTTCCACCGCCAACTGCACCGCCCCGGTCAAGTCCATGTAGATGTGCTCGATCTCGTGCGTCTTCGCGTACTCCAGCACGTACTCGCGGATCTTCGAGTGGTCGATCACGTTCCCGTCGGTGGCGGTGATGTACCCCGAGTTGACCCAATGCTGGAACGGCTGGCGGTCGGTTCGCTCCCGCTCCATAATGAGATCGCGAGGAGCCCAGAACATCGCATCGACCTCGAACTCGTCACCCTCGCACGGGAAGAGAGCGACCATCGCAGAGAGGTCGGTTGACTTCGACAAGTCCATCCCGAGGATGCACTTCCGCCCCGCGAAGGGCGAGGTCGGGCCGGCGGAACACGCGGCCCACTTCTCGGGGTCGAGCCAGCGGAGCGTGCTTTCAGTCCAGACCCCGAGCGAGTAGCGGAGCCACCCGTTGAGCTTGGTCGCTTTGTTCTTCGCCTCGCGGGCATCCGCCGCGAACGATTCCTCGGTCATGGTGACGCCCATGCCGGGATTCACCCGCCGCCACACCGTCGGGTCGAAGTAGTCCTCCGAGCCGTCAGTCTTCGCCCCGAAAATCTTTCCGTAGAATCGGGGATCGTAGTTCGGGTCGGCGGCGGTCAACTCGGCATATTCGTGCTGCTCCCAGCAAATCGTGTCGCGACGGTCGCCCGCCGTGGTGATCGTGCAGAGCAGCGGCTCCCGCCTGGAGCGACCCGAGTACCGCAACGCCTCAAACAGCCGGCGGTCGGGCCACGCGTGCAATTCGTCGCAGAAGACGAACGAGTAGGACGGGCCTTCCGCCGCCCCGGCGTCTCGCGAGATCACTCGCAGGCTCGAGCCGGTCTGCTGACAAACGATCGTTTTTCTCGAGTCCACCACCTCGAGCGACGCCGCCAGTTCGGGCGACCGCTTCACCATCGCGGCGGTCTCATCAAAGATGATCGCCGCTTGGTTGCGATCCTTCGCCGCGATACACCCGAGCTCGCCCTCGCCCTCCATCAGCAAGTGCCAGATCGAGAGACAGGATAGCAGCGTGCTCTTGGCGTTCTTCTTCGGCACTTCCAGATACGCGAGCCGATACCGCCGCAGCCCTTCCTCGGTTCGCCACCCGTAGAGCGGCTCGATCACGTCGTGCTTGTGCCACTCCAGAAGCCGCATCGGCTCGCCAGCTTTGGCGGTCGGGGAGTCTTTCGTGTGGCAGCACACCGACTCCAAGAATCCAACCACCAGATCGGCGGCGTCTTGATCGTAGGTGTAGCCCGCGACCCGCTCGGGCTCACGCCTTGCGGGCAGCCTTGAGGGCTCGGAACTTGTCGATTGCGCTTTCCGCCTTGGCATCCGGTTCCACCTTCAGCGAGGCTCGGGCGGCAGGCGACAGACCGAAGTCGCTCTCCAGTTGCCGCAACTGCCCGGCGAGCTTGTGGGCGATCGAGACCTCGGGCCGCTGTGCGATGTACTTGATCTCGCCGCCGTCGTTGAGGATCGGGTACGTGTCGCCTTCCGCCTTGAGTTTCACGCGCACCGCAAGCCACCACTCCCAGGTATCGCAGTAGCGGGCGAGTGCCTCGACATCGGCCCGCGTCATCACCCGCGTCGCCTGGAGCATGGGCAGCAACTCGCCCCACCGGGCGGCGGCGACTTCGCCCAGGTGCGACGGCATCGCGATGCCGTCGGCCGGCGGCTGCGGCTCGTCGGCGTTCAGTTTCTGTTTGCCGGGATTCCCGCGAAGGATCTTCAGTTCGGTCGGGATCGGTTTCGGCCCGCGTCTTCCCATGACTGACCTCGAAAGTGGCTGCCGTTTTTTGCGGCTCGAAAACGCGGCGGCGGCGGCATACCTACCCCCGAGCCGTTACCCCCGCTCGCCCCTCCCCATGGGAACTTCTGGTTTTCCTCAGACGTGCCCGGCAAGGCATCACCCGCCCTCCCCTGGCGCACCGGCTGCCCGCTCTTTGTGCAGTTCCTTGTTCGTCTTCCTGCTGTGACATCGCACGCAGAGACAGCGACCGCCGGCCACGTCATACCTCGACCGCCCATCCCGGCAGACATCGGTGCCATGCACGACCGGGCTCACATGATCCGCGTGAGCCTCACGGCGATCGGCACATACCCGCCCGCAATCCTGGCACTGCCACGCGTCACGCGTCAGCACCGCGAGCCGCCACGCCTTGTGCCGCGAGTCGCAGTACCCACGGGCTGCCGCGTTGGGCCTCGTGTGCTCTGCCGCCTGGAGGGAAGCGGAGCGGAGACGCGGCGGCCTGTGGGTGGGTATGCGAGTGGGCACGGGCTCACGACTTGAACGAGACCACGCCGACAGTGCCGGTCGAGTTCGTGGTGCCGTTGACGATCCGCACGTAGGGAACCGCGAACACAGCATCGGGCAGGGAGTAGATCCGACCGTCGGTCGTGCTCGGGGCGAGGGTGACATCAGCGACCGAGCCATCGGCACCATACACCCGGCGATACGGGCCAGCCTCTTCGATCGCACCCCAGCATTGGAGGGAGGCGGATGCCGTGACCATCGTGCCGACCGAGATGCACCCACCCGCCATGTCATCGACGCGGATGGTCGTGGCGGCAGCGGTCGCGGTGCCGAGGGTGATGCTGACGTTGCGGGTCCGACGCTTGATCTTGATCTCGCTCATGGTATCTCCAGTGTTGGCGCGGGGCTTGCCCGACGCGGGGCCGATGCCTCTAGCCTACGCTGGACGCGTCGCGGGCTTGCAGTTTCGCGAGCTCGGCGTTGAGCCGCTCGATCTCATCTGCCGCCTGGGCCAGAGCGAGCCGTTGCTCCCGTTGGATGTCGAGTGCAGATCGCACCCGCTCGGCGAGGTCGGTGCCGCCGTGGTAGTCAGCGAGTTGGCGGCAGTGGGAGGCGAGGCTCATGCTTCAAGCATCTCCCCCGGAATCATCCCCCGTATCTCCTCTGCCAGCCGTGCCGCCTCGTCGCTCGGCTGCCCGTGCTTCATCAAGCTGCGGCACCGCTGGTCGATCTCCCACAGGGTGAGCAGTGCCTGCCGTCCCAGCCGGGCGGCGTCGTAGTCGCCCTGCTCGTCGGGGAGCGTGAATCGGAGTGTCGCTACGGGAGACATGTCATTCCTGACGTGTTGCGGAAACGGTTTGGGGGCGACACAGAAACTGTCACTTTTCGCCAGTTTGTGTTGAGTCCGCAGGCTCTTTATCTAACGCCGCACGTTATCACGCCCGCCTCCGTGATAGCACCGGGCGACCGACATTTTCCCCGCGCGTCGGGCGTGGCGGTGCGCGTTATCACGTTTGAGTCCGGGTTTATCGGGAACCGCAGAAACACTGGTTCTGTGTCATTGCGATTCAAAACGGAAGCCGTTGCGGCGGGCAGCCCCGAGAATCTCGCTCTGTCGGCGCGTTGAGCCTAGCTCTGGGGCCTTCTGTCATCC